CCCGCGAAGGTAAAGCCCCCCGAAGGGCCTGCCACCATCCCGGATCAGACCAACTTTGCCAAGCAGTTGTCCGGCGCTCCGCTGGCTGTAGCGCCACCGGTTTGGATTCCAGCCAGAGATTGGTTCTGCTGGTTAGCGAAGTTCCAAACAAATGGATTGCTGGCAGTTCCGTCTCCGCTGACAGTTGGCACACCGTACACTGGAACGTTCGGGATCAGGAGCCAAGTGCAACGACAGTTCGGGTGAACGAACGCTGGTTCTCCTTCGTACCATGATTCGTTGTAGGGGATAGCGACACCGTTGAGCGGTCCGCAGATGTAGCACGCATCTTGAGGAGCGGTGATCCATTGCCGTTTGGCTTTGTCCCTGTCAAACAATCCCTTCGCTGATGCCTGATCGGAGGCTTGAAGCCTTCCTGCGTTGTTCGCTCTCATGATTTCTGTTCTGGCAATCATCTTGGCTCTGGACCTTCGGAGTTTGTTGGCGTATTTGTCGCTCCGTTGCTGAACGATCTTCAACGCTTTGGAACCGGTGATTCCTCTTTCGGTGAGATCCAGAGCGGTTTGTTCAGCGAAGTTGGCGACAGCGTTGGCGTATCTGGGGAACAATCCATTGGCGTTGATGCCGTAAATTGATCCGAGTCGCTGAGATACAGAGTTCAGGGGAACAGCCTCTGAGAGAAGCGCTGTGAGCGCTGTGGCGGTCTGCTGATATGTTCGTTGCTCTTGGAATGCTCGCCCGACCAGAGAACGAACGCCAGCGATGTTTGTGTCTGCCAGATCCGTGACCATGGTCGCCGACGACTTGACCGCATACGCTTCCGCCGTTGGGCTGGTCCGGTCAAACCGGAACCTCATGATTGCTTCTGATGGTAGAAAATCATCGGCTTTGGTGACTTTCTGGAATCGTTTGTATTCTTTGCTCAACTGCTTTGTGAACTCTCGCATTGAGTATTCGCCAGAGTCCAGATATTGGTCCAGCAGAACTTCCCTGAATCGTTCCTGATATTCTCCTGTGACGAGATGAACGTTGAGATTGTATTCGGATTCGTCGTTGAGCGCCATGGAAGTCACCGGACCGATCGGGAACATTTCAGTCACCAGAGTCTCCACCAGAGGTTTCGTTTCTTCCCAGCATTCCATGATGAGGTCCGCTAGTTGTTTCTCTCTCCGGTTCAGGTCACCGATGCCAGCGATCCGCCACGCTGGTTGCCCTGACTCTCGTTTCTTCTCAACATTGGAGTGGTGCTTTGTGGAGACGTGGCAGTTGTCGTGATGTTCGTGTGGGAGGCTGAGGAGAATGTCTGGGACTCTCCGCCTCTTAGCGACACGGACTTTCACGCTTAGACTTCTTCAGCAGATTCCGCTGGTAGCCCAGCCACCTCTCTCAAGTATGATTCAAGACCTTCATCTGGGAACAGCATCGCTCCGGCTCCGCTGATGTTTTGAATGAACTTGGACAGGGCTTCAAGGTCAATGTTTGTCGGTGGCGTATACCGCAACGTCGGTGTCAGTTCTTCAGAAATGCCGTTGATTCTTAACAGTCGGCTGAATCCATAGTTCGTGACGACTTCGGCGATTCCGTACAGCCAAGCGTCCAGTGAATCAGTGAACAACTGGATCTTGGAAACTGACAGCGCTTGAGTCCCGACTTTCTCATGACCAAGGAGAATGAAATCACAAAGGAGGCTCATGGCGATCCTCTGATCGTATCTGTTGATGATTTCAGAGGTGTCAAACTGTCGTGAACCGCCAGTGGCGAGCAGTTTCAGATCATATGCGAGGTTTCCGTCCTCGTCGTATGCGAGAGGGAACACAATCCCTTCCTGCTCATCACGTTTTATGTTGCGGACGATCTGCTTAACAGCGCTTAACGCTGACTGCTCCTGCGCTGTGGCGTTGTCTGAGAGGAGATGCGGAGGCACGAGAGCGATTGGCATACCAGCCAGATCACGCTCAACGCCGATTGCTTCTATCTCCTGAATCTTTGATTTCATGTACCAAGGAACGAACGCATTCCGGAGAACTGAGCGACCGTTCGGATTGTTCATCTTTGAAGTTGTGCGGAACAGGAGCGACTTCTCTATTGGTAGGAACACCAGACTGGATCCGGCGAACGTGGCGTACATGTCTCTCTGGTAGGCTCCGTTGATTCCGCCGTGTTTGTCCATGTCCCATTTGTGGATTGTGTTCTGGTTACGGATAGCGAGTTTGCGCCAGCCGATCATTCCGTCATTGTGTTTGGAGTTCGTTTCAGCCTTGTCGGTTCTTCCCTGTCGGCGTTTGTAAACGATCTCATGATATGAAAATCCATAGACCAACATTGACATGATATTGGACAGGGTATCCGCCCAAGTCTGAGACATGTCAGAGAGGCACGACGCACAGAACTCGGCGACTTCAACTGACTTCTGATCTTCGGTGTCTGTCGGTTCTACAGTCCAGTCCACTCCACGAATCATCATCTCTATTGCATGAAGGCACGCACCGATGACCGGATCATTCTCTGCCATTTGTGTGTAATTGGCGTAGGCTCTGCGCCCTTGTAAAGCACGCAAGAAATCCTGACGAACCTCACCGCCGTATTGAACGAGACCAGAGGAACCGATCTCTCTGAAGTCGTTGGAAGAATAGTTGACAGCCTTCTCAAAGTCGTTCGTCAAATCGGTCATGAATACACCCTAGACCAACTCGTCAGAAATGTCACTGAGGTCATTGAGGGATCCATGGGTTGCTTTGCTCCAAAGAAACCGGAACGATCGCTGAGACTTCCCTTCTTCTAGAAACCATCAACTCGGTGATCGCCCAGACAACAGCGTCCAAGCGGTCCGGTGATGGTCCTTCGTGAGGAACCCATGAGCAGAGTTGGTCCTCAAGGTCGCTGAAGAAGCCGACATGATGGACTTTGCCTTGTTCGTAGAGGCTGGAAACCGGTTCGGCTCTGGTTTGTTTCCCTCTGGAAGCGTGAACGAGTTTGATTGGGAGGTTCGGATCTATCATTCGGAGTGTGTGACTGACCATCTCTCCGCCCTGATTGGATTCGGCGACGATCCTGTCGGCGTTGCTTCGGTGGTAGGCGGACACGACAGCGGTTCCCCATTCCAGCGGTGTTCCCCTGATTGATTTATCGTCCAGAACATATCCGTGTCCTTCGGCGCTGACTCCGGCGACAACGATTCCTGTTTCTGCTGATGACTTGTTGCTGGTTGATGCTGGGTCAACGGCGACGATGATTCTGGTGAGGTCTGGGTGTTCGTGAACTCGGTGGCGGTCAATATCTTCCCGAACCCAGAGAGCGCCTTCAACGTCATCTAGGACTTCGGCGTGGAGTTCCTGTCGCCCTAGTCTCGTTCCTTCGTAGCGCTTCAGGATCTCGTCCATGAATGTCTGAGCCAGATTCTGCTCGTTCTCATAGGTTGAGCCTCTGGTTGTGTGGACTGATCCGTCATTGATAGCGAGAAGTTGCCTGATGATCCTGACCGGTTTCGGCGTTGTCGTCACGACCGCTCTGGGGTGCTTCCCGATTCTGAGTCCCAACATGAGCATGTCATAGGCTGTTGGATACCTCCACGAACTGACCTCATCACACCAAGCCAGATCATGATTCGGACCTCTCAATCTCTCCGGCTCGTCCGCTGAAAAGGCGGTCGCCACAGATCCGTTTCGGAAAGTCACTCGGCGCTTTGATGGTTCATATCGTGGTCGTTCGTCTTTGGGGAAGATCTTCAGCAGTCCAGACTCGCCTTCAATCATTGTGTCCCTGACCGCTGACGCTGTAGGACCAACGAGAGCGATATGTCTTGCCCTGTTCTGGTTGACTTGTTCCCTGATGAACTCGGCTCCGGTTCTGGTCTTGCCGAATCCACGACCAGCGAGGATCAGCCAGATCCGCCAGTCTCCTTCCGGCGTTCGTTGCTTTGGTCTTGCCCAGTATTCCCACGAGTTCAGAATCTCCGGATCGTTGACTTCCATTTCGTTGAGGATCTCCAGTCGTTCCTCGTTGGGTAGCCGAGCCAACTGATCCATGATTGACAGCGTTGGATCGGTGAGGACGAGAGCAATGTCGTTCATGTGTACCTCAGCCAGATCACTCCGAGCGCAAACATGACGATCGGATATGCGTACAGGAGCGAGATGTCAAAGACTTCCGAGATTGTCATGACCGCTACGAAAGCCAGAACCACGCACGTTCCCAGAAATCTCGTCATTCGTTCTTCCTGAGTATCTTCAAACCGTTCACAACATCTGCTCTGTCAGCGATCTCTGAGCGCTTCTCCGCCAGATCCACCTCCATATCGGTGATATTGTCCTCATTAGAGGCGTTTTTAAGCGATTCTGAGGCGTTTTGAGGTGTTTCAGCGGTATTTACACCCTGATCGGTCTCAACAGCCTCTGTGAGCGCCTCAGTCTCCTCTGACGTGGATTCAACATATCGGTCATGTAGCGCTTGAAGCCGGTCCTTCAGGATCTGCCCAACATCGGTTTTGATCTCATCGCCGTCCTGCCCAGAGATCTCCAACTGGCGAGGAGCGTCCAGTCCATGGAGTTTGCGCTTTGACTCCGTAACCTTCAACGCCGTTTCCATAATCCGCAAAGACTCAGAAAGCGTCAGAGTTGGATCCTCCAACATCTTGTATGTCCTGCGCCAGAGATCCTCAACACGCTCATTCTCAATCACCCTGAGTTCCGTCACCGACTCATGTCCCCAGTATTTCACCGCCGAATCAAACGCCATCTTCGCTCCAGAGCGAGACTCATACCCGACACGCTCCGCAATCTCCTCAAAAGTAAGCCCAGCCTTCCGGAAATCAATGACTTTCATGTACTTCTCAATCGTTGTTGTTGGCAAAGAACGTTTCATAATGTTCAGAGTATCAGTGTTCAGAGGAGCGTTCAGGGTTTGGGGATCATTCTTTGTGTTTGGTTGGTGGTCTATTCTGGTTTTTATGTTTGGTGGTGAGGTTCCGTATCCTCTGTTTGAGTTTGATTATGCGTTCCCTCGTGGGGAGTGGGTAGAGAAGGCTGAGTGTCGTGGGTTGGACGTGAATGCTTTCTTTCCTCCTAATGGTGTTCGTCCTAAGTTGGCGTTGCGTGCTTGTGAGAATTGTTCTGTGAAGCCGGAGTGTTTGGAGTGGGCGTTGGAGAACAATGTTCATTTCGGTGTGTGGGGTGGTTTGACTGAGCGTCAACGGTTTGATGAGAAGCGGAAGCGGAAAAGTGTTCTGTCTTTGGGTGATCTCCTTGAGGGGAATGCTTTCTAGGAGATTGCTTTCAGTCGGTTGATTGCTTCTGAAACGCTTGTGCTTTCCTGAGCGACTGTTGATTCGTATTCGTATCGGTTGCCCCTGTCTGTTTCTGCTTCAAAGTGAACGTCGCAGATGAGGTCAAGATTGATTGTGACGTGGACCTTGACTGCTTCCTGTTGATTCTCAAGATATCGGTTGCCTGTGTACCAGACATCATCGTGATGGAAACTGGAGTATGGCACTCCGTATTCTGAGCAGTCCAGAGTGAATGAAATGATGTTGCCCTTGGCGGTGAAGTCGGTTGCTTCCATTTCGTGAATGTCAAACAAGAGAGAAGCGACTGTGACCGGTTCCATGGTTTGACCATCTTCTAATTCCTGAACAATTGAGATTGCGTCAGTGACTTCTCCTCGGAGTTTCGCTCTCTGGAGGAAGATGCCCATGTCGTCTTTGATCGTTGCGTTGGTGACACTGTGGAACGCAACTTGTCGTTTGTAGGCGTAAGTTGAGGAAGGGAGTTTGATGAGCCAGTTGCGGATCTTGGAGATGAGTGCTTTGTCATGCTTGGC